AACCTTCCTTGGCCTTCTGCGTTACCTCAACTCTGATAAACTGTATATAACCTTAGTAAGCACTAAGGGGTACAACGCCTAGAGTCCCGTGGGAGAAGTAATGACTTCTGCACAACTGCATACATCCAAGGACTCTAAGGGTATTATTCACGGTGAGTTTCCTTTCATTTTTGCTCTAGAAACCCTTGTGGCAAAATACCCAGAAGCCGTAGCGGAAGCAGTCGCTGAGACCCTAAGCAATGAACAAACTCATTTATCTAATGTGATGTCTGACCACCCAGACTGGGCGCATTTATCTGACAAAGCACAAGTCAGTATTTCTGATGGCAGTTTAGAATATGGTGTAAATGAACCATCTGATGAAACAAACATGCTTGAATTTGGTGATCCTAGTAAGAGAGTAGTGGCTACTGGTCTCCTTCGTTCTACAGCGTTTAAGCGCTCACAAGATATTAAAAAACAACTTACTGAGGCTGTATCCCGTAAGTTGGGTGGCTTCTAATGCCAAATAAGGGTTTCCTTCTTGCTGAAGATGCGGCTCTTAAAGCACGCTTTTCTACTTTAACAGTATCCGATGACCGTAATGGCGCTCGTCCTGTACAAGTGTTCTACCGTTATCCAGAGGCAGAAACTGAGCGTGCTTATCCTTTCATGACTATTGAAATGATTGACCTAGTCCACGCTAAAAATCGTCAGCATTCTGAAAATCAATTGGTGTATGCAAAGCCTGGGATACCACAACGCAGTAGATTCAACAATGGTCCTACCTCTATGAACTACTGGCCTAGCCGTCTTTCTGACATGAGCACTATCACAAACATTGGCACAAACGAGTTTGTAGTCAGTAACGAATTTGTACCTGTAGACCTTTTATACCAAGTTTCTACATTTACTCGTAGTGCTCTCCATGATCGCCAACTTAGCAGTCAAATGTTGAGTACAATTGTTCCATTCCGAAAGGGCTTTATTGAAGTCCCAGAGGATGGCACAATGCGGAGATTAGATCTTTTGGATTGGACAACTGCGGACCTTTTGGACTCTGAGTCTGGATACCGTAAGCGTATTTTCCGAAAGATTTACACACTTCAAATGTCGGCTGAGATACCCTCACTTGACATGTTTGGTCTACAACAAATCACTTCAATTGTTCCAACAGTTGAACCAATCACAAGTAACTCGTAACCCCCGTTTATTGCTAAGGAGCAACAATGGCAACATATACTCGCCCAGGTGTATACATCACCGAAGGTCCATTTTCTACAGCCACAGCAGTTGGTACTGAGGTAACGCCCACAGCGTTCCTTGGTACTGTATCTCGTGGACCAATTGTCCCAACACGAATTGATTCGTGGGGTCAATACAAGACACTTTACGGTGACCTAACCAACTCATCTGACCTTGGTTACGCTGTTTACCACTTCTTTTCAAACGGTGGTCGCACTGCTTATGTCAACCGTGTTGCACATACAACAACCACAGGTGGAGCCGCTGATCTCAAAGCAAAATCTGGGTCAATTACAGGAACCATTGCTGGTGGTGCTAACACAACATTGTTCAGAGTACAAGCAAAAAATGTTGGTACTTGGGCAAACTATGCAGCCGCTACAGGAACCACCACTGAAGTTGGTCTTAAAGTAATTATCACTGCGGGATTGCGTAATGGTGTTGCTGAAAGCATTGGTGGAACAGGTGCACCTCTTACTTTCAACCTTGCTGTTGTGTTTAACGGTTCTGAAGTAGAGCGCTGGAATGAAGTATCCCTTGATCCAGACTCCCCACAGTACATCACTACTATTGTTAACTCTTATTCAACTTTTGTAGATGTGTATGAAGTAGATGCCACACTTGTTGCTGGCGTGGTTTACACCATCACTGCTGCAACATACCCTCTAGGAGTCACTGCGGGAACCAACGGCACTGTTGTAGATGGCGACTGGACAGCCGCTATTGATACATTAGAAAGTGTTGAAGGTGCCTTGTTGATCAACCTTGTTGGTCAATCAACTGCTTCACGAATTAACTATGCCCTTACCTACGCTGAAACTCGTGGAAATGGTTTTGTCATTATTGATCCAGACCCAACACAACTTTTGACTGCTGGTATTACTGGTATTACCAACACTTATAACAAGTCTTCCTATGGTGCTGTGTACTACCCAATGATCAAGATGCCAGACCCTGCTCGTTCAGGAACTGCCACCCTTCGTAATACCTATCCAGGTGGGGCAGTCGCTGGATTGTTTACTCGTGTTGAGGCAGAGCGTTCAGTTGGCAAAGCCCCAGCAGGGTACGCCTATGATGTTCGTGGTTCTTATGGTCTTTCCAAGAACTTTACTAACATTGAGACAGGATTGTTGTATGACGCACATGTCAACAGCCTAAAGAACATTCCTGGCGGTGGAGTCATTATCAATGGCTCTCGTACTCTCAAGCGCACCGATATCACAAAGTATGTTCCTGTTCGCCGTACCTTGAATTATGTCAAGTCCAATGTTGAAAACATTGCACAATACGCATTATTTGAACCAAACGGTGAGCGTACATGGACACAACTTAATAGCCGTCTTTCACGCTTCCTTTCGGACTTGTGGGGAGCAGGCGCCCTTAAGGGACGCAACGCTGTTGAGTCGTTCTACATTATTTGTGATGCCACAAACAATCCTGATTATGCAGTACAAAATGGTGAACTTCATGTAGAGGTAGGTGTAGCACTACAAGCACCTGCTGAATTTATCGTTATCAATATCAGCCAGTTCTCTGGCGGAACCAACACCACCGTAGAAACGGTTTAAGGAGTAAATAAAAATGACAATTGCACAACGCACCGACCCACTTCGTAACTTTAAGTTTCAAGTAACAATTGAGCCTAATGGGTCTGCTTTAAAAACAATGACCCCTAATATTGCACAACTTGGGTTTTCCACCATGAGTGGTTTAAGTGTTACCAACGATTTGCTTGCATATCGTGAAGGTGGTATGAACACTCACACACATAAAATGGTTGGTCTATCTGACTTTAGCGCCGTATCGTTTGTTCGTGGTGTTTTTGCTGAAGGAAACGAACTATGGAAATGGCAACAGTTTATCCATTCATGGGAAAGTGGTGTACCTAACGGTAGCAAAGGCACAGATTCAGGACACGATTATCGTTGTGACATCACTGTTGCTGTGTATGACCACCCAACAACTTCAAATGCGTACACCTACTCAAATGGTGAGAGTCTGAACACATCATCTTCAAAAGCAATTGGTAACAAGCGCTTAATGATGAAATTGTTTAATTGCTGGCCTGGAGCATTCAACCTTGGTGGTTTGAGTGCTGGAGACAGTGGTCTTATGGTACAAGAACTTACAGTTCACCATGAAGGATTTGTGTTAGCATTCTCCGCAGCAGAGGCTTCCACCTACTCTCTGATTTGGTAAAACTAAAAGAAAGATTACAAAATGTCAGACAACTTATCCTCACTTGTACAAAGTGCAAACGCCGCTCTTGAAGACCCAGCACCATTTATTGACTCAACTCCACCGACTGATGTTCAGTTGATTAAAGGTTTATTTAATGAAGAAACACGGGAATGGGAAACAACGGCAGTTGTAAGAGAACTAACGGGAGAAGACGAGGAAGCCTTAGCAACTTTTGACGCAAAGGAAGATATTACTTATGGTGAATATCTAGTCCATCTTCTTCAGCGTGCTGTAGTAAGCATTGGTTCACAAGAAGTAAAGAACAACAAAGACATCATTGATAAGTTAATTATTGGTGATCGTGATGTTCTATTCTTGGCAGTAATTCGTGCAACATACGGTAGGACTCGTGAAGTTCAATTAACATGTGGAAATTGTGGTGGAAGTAATGATGTCACAATTGATTTAGAAGAAGACTTCAAAATGGAAAAAACAGACAGAGATTTGTCTGCTCCATTTGTTGTCACTTTAAAAAATGGAAAAGTTGCATCTTTTAATATGCCAACTACTGGTGACAGTCGTTATGCATCTAAAAAGGGTAAGACTGCGGCAGAACAAAATACATGCATCATTGCCCGATGTTTACAACTTGATGAGGGTAACCACCTTTCTCGTGAAGATTGGGCAAAGAAACTAAGTGTTGCAGATCGTAAAAAGATTATAAAAGAAATTACCTCGGTACAACCAGGTCCTCGTATGGGGGAGGTGGAGACTCAGTGTGCCCATTGTGAACAAGAATTAATAGTGGTGTTGGATTGGGTCTCACTTTTATTCAGTTAATCTGAAGTTTATTTATTGGGAATATGAAAAGATTGCCTCTGCGTACAGAGGCTTTGGTCTAAATGACCTTAAGTCAATGTCCGTGCGTCAGCGTGCCTACTGGTTTGGTATGGCAAAGTGGCGTAATAAATAAAGAAATAATAAATAATGGCTCCAAGAATCCCAGATAATCAAGGTGGTGAAGTTCCA